AGGCCATCAAAATGCTCAAGGCGCATCAGGATAATCTCTACGCCAACCGTATGCGCCTGGAAGGCCAGCTTGAGCGCGAAGGCGGCGACAGCGCGGAGCTTCAATGGCATTGCGAGTGCGGCCACTCCTGCCACTTTAACGAACTGAAGCGCGGCAAGTGTCCGAAGTGCCACCGGACGCAGGATGGCGTGCTGGTGATAGCCGCGCCTATGCCGCGTGGGCATTGCGTGGTGATTGACGGGCCGGACGGCGCACAGTGGAGAGTTTAACGAGTTTGCCTGCGTCGTTGGGGGACGACGGGGCAAAAGGGGAGGGGCGCACGGGGAACATCGGATAGGCGCCTCTCCCCGCTTAACGAAAGGGGAAACAATGACCGACGAAGAGTTCGACAAGCAATACGAGGCAGCGGTGGAACGGGGCAAGGAGCACAGGGCACGACTGCTGATAGAAAGAGCGAATCGCCTGAAATTCTTTGTTGAGACTTTCGCCGGGCGCTCGAACTCACTCATTGAGGTGGGCGCTTACTTGGTACTTGAAACCTACTGCGGCCGTCGTCGGGCAATCTGGCGGTATCTCTGCTATGCGTTGAAAGAGTGGCGCAATAGCTGGCGCTTCAGTTGGGAGTATAATCGCCGATTTTGGTGGTATCGGCTGAATGGCTACCAGAAGCGGGCAGCGATTGAGAAAACCTGCGACTCGCTTGAGACGCGATTTCTTTCGGAAGACGAGGAGGAACAATGAGCACAGCATTACAGCTTCACGATAGTGATATGGGTTCATGGGCGGTAATCCGCCAGCAGGCCGAAGTTCTGGTAAAAACAGGCTTCCTGCCTCAGTCCATCAAGACGCCCGAACAAGCGATGGCCATCATCTTGACGGGCAGGGAATTGGGCATCGGCGCTATGGCCGCGCTGAATACCATCAACGTCATTCAGGGCAAGCCGACGGTAAGCCCCCAGTTGATGCTGGCCCTCATCAACCGCTCCGGCCAAGTGGAGAACATCCAGATTGACAGCGGCAAAGATGGCGCAACTGTGACTATTAAGCGCAAGGGCCGCTCTGCGTATACTGCCAAGTTCGGCCCGGCTGAAGCTGTGGCAATGGGCCTGAACGGCAAGGATAACTACAAGAAGCAGGCCGCAACGATGTATAAGTGGCGCGCGGTGGCCGACGCTGCCCGCGCGACGTTCGCGGATGTGCTGCTTGGACTCTACACGCCTGACGAAATGGGCGCCGCTGTCGAGCCTGAAAGCGGGGAAGTTATCGAAGCCATACTGGAACCGACGCCGATAGCCGAACCTGAACCCGTCGAGCCTGAACCTGAAGCCAAGCCGACGGGCAGCAAAGGCACGCGCGAAATCCTGCGGCTTATCAATGAGCTACAGTGGGGCAAGGACAAGGTTGCCGCGTGGATGGAAGAGCATTTCAACTATGCGATTGAAACTGACGATATGGCCGGGGTGTTTGATGCGCTCGGGGTGGCCGAACAGCGAAAGATATTCGTGGCGCTGAAGGCTGCGTTTCGGAACGGAGGGAAACAATGAGCGAATCGAAGTATACAAAAGGGCCGTGGCATTGGGAGCATTCAGATGGGCTTCGGAAGAGGCTGACAACAGTCGGGAGCGATGTATTCACTGCGGCGCTGACCGATGATTACTTCCCCTATGTGGACATAGACGAACCGGACGCCAACCTGATAGCCGCCGCGCCTGACTTGCTGGAAGCGTTGGAATTTGCCTTGCAGCAGACAGGCTGCGACGGTGACCTGTGTACGGAGGACTGGCACGAAGAAGCGCGTAAGGCAATCGCAAAAGCAAAGGGAGAGGCTTAAGCGATGATGGCCGGCGAATCGAAACATCACCGGCCATCATCAATCGAGAATTAGGCTAACCAATCAAGGAATAGGCTAGCAGGGCCATTATAGCACGGAGGGAATCATGCAGGAGACACTGACGGTGATGAATATGCCTGTGACTGTCCAGTCGCCGCCGCGCTGGTGGACGGTGCGCGACGTGGCCGAGTATCGCGGCTTGAGCGAATCGGCCATTTACACTTACGTCTGCCGCGCCAGGAAGCTACGCAAGCAAGGCAAGCACGGCGGCATCCCATTTTCACAGCCGCGTGGCACTGGCGCTCTGAGGTTCAGGCCAGAGGCGGTTAAACGATTCTTCGAGGGTGAGGAGGAATCAGGCAAATGAGTGAAACCAAAATGTTGACGATTGAATTTGTCCAGCAGTCGAGCGGGGAATGTGGGGAGGCGGAACTTCGGATTATGGAACTTCAAGACGAGCGCGATACCGCGATTCGAGAGCGAGACGAATCGCGATTCATAGCCGAGAAGAAGCACGATTATCTTGAGAAGCAGCAGACGGCAATCCGCGAGCTTGAGGCGCAGTTAGCGGTGAAAGACTCCACTATCTCCGACCTGCGCGAGGCCGATAAGCGCGCGGTGAAGATTGCGGCGGGGCAGGTGGAGGAAGTGAAGAGGGAGCTAGAGGCGCAGTTGAAGGAGGCGAACGCGCGAATCGCCGACTTTGAGATGCTGTTACATGAGTGTCCAGACTGCGGCGCTACAACAAACTTCATCGGTAAAGGCTTGTATGAGTGCTGGAAATGCACAGAGGCCGAAGTGCGCGAGAAGTGGAAGACCGTCGAAGCGCGCGAGGCGGCGTTGAAAGAAGAGAATGAGCGGCTGCGGGGTGTCTTGCAGCGGATAGTCAAACGCGTACAAGGCTGTACCCCCATTGTGGCGACAGACGTGCGAGAGATGGCGCAAGCCGCGCTGCGAGCCGAGCGGGAGGTGGAGGAGCGTCAAGCCGAAGTAGACACCACCGCCGACACGGAAGGAGCGAAGGGGGATAAATGCGAAAGTTTGACGTGATTTCCAAGGATATCCCAGAAGAGTTGCGGACGAGGCGCGGAACCTACAGAGCGACAATTACAGTTGGCGTCTCGTTTATAGACTTTGAGGGCGTTTATGAACTCCCAGAAACGGCGCTTGTCCGGGACACCATTGAATCGCGTTTGAGGGCGTTCGTAGGCGTGAGCATTTTGATCCAGGAAGGAGCGAAGGGGGAATGAGCGAACGAACCGAAGAAATGCCGGTTGAATACGTACTGGTCTGTTCGTGCGGGAAAGGGCAACGGCTGGAACTGACGTCCCGCGAACAGCGCGACGGCGACTTGAATGACAGCACTCAAATCCTTGCCAACTTGTTCGAATATTTCCACGCGCAACACGGCACAGTCGAAGGTGGGTTTACGCTGAAAGCCCCCGCCAGCACGCGCGCGGGGGAGGTTGAGGAATGAGCGAACAGACACAAAGAAAGTGGAAATACACTGTGCGTCGGCAGTTTGGATTTCCGCATTATCACGTAACGCTGTTTTCCGATAGTTGCCATGTGTGGGACGTTTTGAACACCAACAGATGGGAGATTGACTATACCGGGCGCATCAAATTCAACACGCAGGCTGAGGCCGAGAGGTTTATCGCCAGCGTGCGGCGGGCGCTTTCAAGGCGCGGAATCAAGCTCAGCTTGATTGAAAAACACATTGCGATATAACAAGAACTATATCAACTTCCCCGGCTACCATAATAACTATTATCGGACCCAGCGGATACGCTTATTTGTTTTACTTTTCAGCCGCTCTTCTGTATAATCCGACCTATGAAAAAGCAGCTAAACTATGACGAACTCATTGCCCTTCTCAGGCGCAGAATCAAGGAATGCGGGTCACAGAAGGACTTTGCGGCTATGGCTGGCATTTCGGCTCAATATGTCAGCGATGTGCTCCATCGCCGCCGCGAGCCTGGGCAGGCAATACTTGACGCGCTTGAACTGCAAAGGGTCGTGACTTATAGAGAAAAGGATTAACCCGATGACACGGCTTATAGGCGAGAAGAAAGGACGTATGAGCAAAAAAGAAGAGAAGTCACCAGCAGAGATAGCAAAACAGAATGGCTGGACTTCTGGCAATGTTCTTCGCGCTGTGGAACACCGACGCGCCGATGTGCTGTTCCAGGTTACGGCAGTTGGTCATGAAATAGTCTTAGGACGAAGAATATTAAGCAATGGCAAGTACGGAAACGAAACCGAACTGCCGCTCTGCGACGAGTTTATTCGATGGTTTCGGGAATAACCGCCTAGCCTCCCGCCTGCCGGGAGAGAAAGGAAAGTATGCCAGATATTTACTTCAAAGACAGAGCGATAAACCTGCCTGGTATTCGGCGCTATTTGGCCGAGCGCGGCTTGGCAACTGTTCGTGTGGATACATATCCCAGCGATTATGACGAGTATCGTATAGTAATTAAAGGCGCGCCGCTTGGCAGTGGTCTACGCGTTTACGAACAGGCGATTGACACGGCTAAGAAAGAATACAAGCGCAAGGTAAAGAAAGAACGATGAGTAACCACCCTTCCCGCCTGCGCGCGGGTGAAACATTGACCGCGACCGAAGTCCTCAGCCATAATCCTCCTGCCCGAATCCTAACGAAAGATGCCCGATAATCCATGTCCGTCAAACTGCTTAATGGTGTGTGGCGCTACCGCTTCATGCACAAGGGCAAGAGCTATTTCAAGTCCTTGCCCGGCGTGAGGACTAAGACAGATGCGCGCGCAGCCGAGGATGCCCGCAAAACCAAAGTACGCGAAGGCCGCGACGACGAACCCGACACCTCCACGAACTTTCGCGCATTCGTAGAAGAAACCTTCCTCCCCTGGGCTGAAACAAACCTGTCCCCCGGCTCCTACCAGTCCTACAAGTGGCGCTGTGACGTGCTGATAGAAGCGTTCGGCAAGATGGACATCGCCGACGTGTCCCAGATAGCCATTGAGAAGCTGAAGCGCGCCGAGCTGAAGCGCGTCACAATCCGCAAAGCCACGCAGTCAGCTGCCAGCGTGAACCGCACGCTGCAGACGCTAGCTTCGATATTCAGCCGCGCGGTGGAACTGAAGCTGCTCCACCAAGACGACAGGCCGAAGATTGAAACCTTGCGCGAAGATAACCAGCGCATTCGCTACCTCACCGTCGAAGAGGAAAAGCGCCTGAGAGAGGCCGCTGCAGAATCCTGGCCCTATCTCGATGACATCATCTGCGTCGGCTGCGCCACCGGGCTACGGCTGGATGAACTCTTCAGTTTGAAGAAGTCAGAGGTAGACTTACTGCTAAATGTGGTGCTGGTGCTGGACGGTAAAGGCGGTAAGTCCCGCGTTGTGCCTCTCGACCCGCAGGGCGAATGCCGGGCAATTCTGGCGCGTCTCGTCACCGTCTCCAAGTCCGAGTACATCTTCACTTCCCCGCACTCAGGCGGCAAGTTCACCAGAGTGACAAAGTCGCTAGCCTCTGCCTGCAGGATAGCTGGACTCACAGGCGTCACTCTCCATACCCTGCGTCACACATTCTGTACCCGGCTTGCGGCGGCTGGCGTGGACGTGCGAACCATCATGGAGCTTGCCGGCCACGAGGACATCAGCACCACGCTCAAGTACACTCACGTCGTCAAAGCCTCCACGCATGACGCCATCCGGCGCCTCACCGAACTTCAAAGCAAGTTGCACAAATTTTACACTCCTGAAGAAATGGCCGATGACGCTGATGGTACTTATAGCCAATGACTGCAATGTTTAAGTAAGTGTAGAAAAGCGGAGAGTGAGGGATTCGAACCCCCATTATCCGCTTTGCTAAATTCCTCAATGTTTGCTAAGTCTCTTTAGAACTTGGCTAAATATGGCGGGTTAGAGGCTGAGGCGTTGCAATATTCTTTCTATTCTCAAACTTTCTCTTTTTTCTTTTGCACAGATTTTGCACACGTCACATTGAAGATAATTCAACTGCTAAGTTTTGTGATATTATGCGCCTGGGGGCGTCTACGTATAACGTGGCCGAGAGGCTAAAAGCTGATACCAGCTAAGTGCTAACCTGAGGCTGGCTACTCGATAGGGAGGCACGCGCAGGTTCGAATCCTGCCATTATGCGCCGCCCAGGAGGATGACAAATGAGCAGAGAAGAGCTTGAGATGTGGCGCGCACAGGTGGATAAAGACTGGGAAGAGCGCCAGCGCAAAAGCCGCAAATTACGCCGTATAATGAATGTTCTTATTGTCGTATGGCTCGTCCTGTACGCGGCTCTAATTGTCGGCATCATTCTGGACGGAGAATCACGCAAATGAACTGGACATCTGAATACCCAACACAACCGGGATACTACTGGATTCGCAATCTCTTGCGGCACGTAGACCCGCAATGGCAAAAGTACGAAGAAGTAGAAACGGTGCCTTTTATTGTTGAAGTCACTAGAGACCTTACCTTTTATCCTACGGGTGGAGAAACCGAACGCGACAGTAGCGACATCGTGTCCTGCGAATGGTGCGGCCCTATCACGCCACCAGAGCAGGAGAATGTTCATTAGGATACTAAATATCTCTTTACTTCTTTAGTCCCATATATTAAACTCTGTCCCATTAGCAACATGTCACTCTGACATTCCCCTACCCGGCTACTTGCTAAGACAAAGCAACTGAGAATCCGTAATATGACAATCTCTGCACAACAGCCTAGATATGAGGCTCTTCGCTACACCTGCTCTCACGGACACGAATACGTCCTCATAGCACCTGCAACTGAGCTTTTATCCATTGACGCTTTGGACAATAGCTGTGACTGTCGGGACGGTAAGCTCCCAGGCGTCAACCTGTTCATCCTCGATTCGTCCGAGGCGAACGCCGAACCGGGGCAAAACCCCAATAAGCCCCAATAAATCATCCCATCCCTTCTCGCTTTCACCTATCACTTTAACTTATAGGGTGTAAACCCCTGGTAGTATTGACAAAAACCCCATCCACTACGACTGGACACCATCAGTATCTGCACCGCATCAGTCCACCGTTACTAACGTGTAGCCATTAGGTGACACTGTGCCACGTACTAGACACTGCACAACGTTCCACGTACAACACGCGATACACTGTGCCACTGGCCAAGCCGAAGGGCCACCGATGAACCCAGGGGTGGGGTGGTAGGAGGGGGCATGGCCTGTATTCTCGCACTGAAAAAATTCTGGGGATTGGCTTAAGTGGTTAACTGTGCATAGTTTAGCGGTGGTGGTGGTCGCTTGTCAAGGTAGTTGGGGAAAGCGTACTCGCCACAGAGTTGCTTAGATACGGCAAGGCTCAGCATAGCCGACCGTTGCTCGTAGAGGTGTTTAACCTTAAGAGCGCAGCCTAGCGGGTCTTTGTTGATTTGCGTACCGGTGAAGCGTAGGACGTGCCAGCCGAGCAGTGCGAAGGTGACATCGCGGCTGGTATCCCGTTCGCGGTCTTCCTTGGTGTGGTGGTACGCGAAGCCGTCACATTCGACGATTAGTTGAGCGGCAGGGAATGCAATATCGGCATACTTACCATCGAGTTCATACTGACGCTCATAGTCCAATAGTGCTATTTGGTCAAAAGCGGCGGTTAGGCGGTTCTCAATGTAGGAAGGTTCTGGACTATCATTGACTAAGATTGACTGTGATTGACGGCAATTGACGTCACGTGATACGTTGTTATCAGTCATGGCTCTTCTCCTGTTTGTTAATGTTTCGCCTGTGCAAGAGGCGTCTCAAGTTCAAGTCAAGCATGGAGAAGAGCTTTTATTTTGTCAACGAGTGAAATTAGTGGACTTGATAAGGGGACCTAAGGGCAACACTCTCTAAGGGGAATATAATATATTTTTTTCTGATTTCGCGTGCTACATCCAGGCGACCCATATACATAAGGGCTACTATTGCAGCAGCCCTAATTTGGCGCATTGTGAATCCTTTCCACACTGGGCCGCAATATCCAAGCTCCAACCGCTGCGCTCTAGTGAGAAACCGCAAAATATGAGACTCGCCATAAAACACAGATAGCCCTATACGGTAAAACTCTATCCGGCGCGCTTTTCGTAGGCGGTAAAGGGTCACACGGTGAACATTTAGCTTTTTTGCAAGTTCCGCTTCTGTGTAGATTTGCTCTTTAATCTTCATAACCTGTCAAGACGTTTAGTTGGTTTCGACGCGGCGTCTGGCCCATCTGAATGCCTCATGGATGGATAGGAGCAGCAGCGCGCAGAATATCCAGCCTATGCCGTAGTAGGTGAAGTAGAACGTGAGCTTGGCGGCTAGGGTGTCGGTGACGGCAGCATCAGGCCACGATGAACGGAAGGGGCTGGTGATGATGATGGTGATGAACAGGTAGAACAGGAATCTGGTGAGTGTTTCTTTCATAGGCGCGCATTGTGGAACTGCCCGGTTGAGAAGTCAAGAAGCGCAACTTCTCAACCGGGGTTGAACCCGGTTATTTATTAGCCGGGTTTTTCTTGGAAGATTCGGCGGCGTCCATGATTGTATTGGCGTCCAGTTCGATTTCAGGGAGCGCAAGCTCGCGGCTGGTGATTGCTTTGGCGCGATTGTTCAGGCTATCCAGCGCGATAGCTTTGATATTGTCCGGAGCCGCTTTAAACCTGGGGCTGTCGAGCAGGCGCAGGCCGTACAGGGTGTAATTCTGGCCGAACTGCCGGACGCGCGCGTTAAATGCGTCATCCTTCTCGCCGTCTTTCTGCCGCAAGTCTGAAACGCGCTTGTTGAGCCGTTGAAGTTCGGTAAAGAGGGGTTGTGACTTCTCAATGGCAGCGTTCACAGGCTTGGAGTCGTACTGCTGGACACCTATCCCGACAGCGCCGGGTAGAGCCTTAGCGACACCAGGGAAACCTTCAGCTTGGTAAGCATCTAAGAAGTCATTCCACTGTAGCGGCAAGGTTCGCTCGAGAATGGCGTCTTTAGTTGAATATTTCTTGCCGGTGACGGTTCGGCCTTTTACCCAGTCGAAGAAGAACGAAGGAGCGGGCGCAAGTTTGGTACGCAGAAACTTGCCCGCGATGTCTAAGGCGTCCGGCCCTGTGGACTTCTCACCCTTCCGGGCACGGTTCAAGTCAGCGCCGACGCGGTACATCACCCGCATAACCTGTTGAAGCCCTGCCAGCGGGTCATATCTGAAGTTTCCTGCCCTAATTTTCAGGAAATCAGGGGAATTAGGGCTTAGGCTGACTTCGGCCCCAGCTGCTTTGGCTAGTTGGTATGTAGCGGCAACCATTCCCGCGAACTGTACCAAGTCCTTCATTTGCTCTTTCAGGACTATCCGGCCTTCGACTGTCGCCGCGTTGCGGGCATACGTCACCGGATTTAAGACATTGAGCCTCGAGGCCAGATTGCGCGGAGCGAAGAAGACTTCGTTAAGAACTGGCAGCAATTTGTCCCCAGCCTTGCCGAAACTGCCGCGCCCTGTGGTGATGTTTATCCAGTCTGCGGCTTTCTTGTATGCCGCTTGCGCCGCTTCAGGCGAGAGTCCAGCCTTGTCTATGGCTGCTTTGTATCTCGAGAAGGTGTCAATTCGCAGGCTGTCGAGATAAGTCTTATACGCCTGTTCTGAATGCTTGACGATGGGCGTTCTTTCCGCGAGTCTCGAGAGAAAATACTCTTCACCCTTGCCTAACTCCTTCGCTTGAGTGGCTAGATATAGCCCGGCTTCGTCGGCTACGCCTGCATTGGGGTGCGCGGCTATAGATTCTGCGATTTGCTGGTAGTTTTTCGTCTTGAACGCCTGAAACATTCGTATTCCGGCTCGAGCGGCCTTGCCCCATTGGGTCGGAGGCAGGGTCAGGATTGCTCCTTGGCGGAACGGGGCGGAAATATCGCCCGATGATAGGACAGAGCGAAAAAAGCGGAACGGTTCAAGGCCGTATTCAACGACCTTTTTAAGCCTCGAGGCCGGAATCTGTTCCGCCGCCTGTGATATTGCCGCGTTTAAGTCCATCGGAGCGCTAGCCGTCGGCCCGGTGACAGACGCGCTGCCGCCGCCGACGTTCATTGCCTGGGCTTCGCCTACCGATGGCCCCACGCTCTCAGTGTAGGGCGCATCAGGCGCTCGCTTGACGCCAAACGATTGCGGCGCGAACTCAGCTTCGGTTAGAAGCGGCGGGAAGTCCGTCTCCCCCGGCAGACTGCCGCGCTCCTGGATAGGATTCGGGTTATCAGGCATCACCATCTGCGGCGCGCCCTTCTGTCTGGGGTAGCGGGACTGAACCATGCTCTCATTCGGGCCTAAGTCCACGCCAGGCCTGCGACTGCGCGCAATTGACTCTATGGCCTGCTCAAGCGCCTTGCCCTTCTCTTCGGGGCTGAGGTTTGAGCGGCTGATTCTATCCACCGCCTCCTCGTATTGCTTGATGGCTTGCTGGACGCTAGGCGCGCTTTTGCCGGTTGGCCCAGGGGTTGATATAGGAGCGGACGGTTCGACGGTAGGAGAGGCTGTTTCCGCGCGAACGGCGGCGCGTTCTGTGGCTGGAACTGCCCCTTCTAACGACTGCTGTACCTCCGCTCTGGCGGCGGGCAGGGCTTCGGCTTCGATTATCTGCGCGGCGCCTTTACCGAACGTGCGACGGACGGCGTTGACGCCCGCTTTGAACGCTCGGCCTGCGCCTTTCGCCGCTGCCCCGGCAAATGGCGCTGTCACGATGTTTGCTACCGCTGTTTCGGGGGCTGTCGGGAAAGCGACTTCACCAAGTATCGAGCCGACGCCGCCCGCTATACGTCCGGCGCGCGTTCTCGGCTTGGCTTCTTCAATCGCCATGCCCTGTTTCATTGACTGAATAGGTTCGGGTAGCCGTTCGTCGGCTCTGCGGTTCAGTTCGGCCACTCGCTCCGCCTGCCCCTGCTTCGTCGGCTCATATGCGGCGCCCGCAGGGTCGAACGCCGACACGAACTCAAGCCCGGCCCTGCCAGCGCGCTCCAATGTCTCACCCGGCGCGTTGTAAAGGTCTGCGGCAGTCTCAACAACGTTGCGCAGCAGTGGCCCGGCTACGCCTGTCTGAAAACTGCTGAATACGCCCTCTGGTTGCCGCGTCGGCGCGTCGGTGAAGTCATCATAAGCGCCGGGATATTTGAGTTTAACTCTGCGCCCAAGGTCGTCGTCGGCCAAATCGTCATACTTGCCCGGATATTTCGCTTTGACTTTGCGCCCTAGTTCTTTAATGTCCGGCATTATCTTATCCCCAACGGGTCCGCCGCTTGAGCTTGTGGCGCTGCCTGCTGCTGGCCCTGTTCTCCGGTGGACAGCACGCCGTTGATTTTGACGTATGGCCATTGGCCAGCGCCGAACCCTGCCTCTACGCCGGGCCTGCCAGCGAGCCGCTTAATAAGCTGGCTGAGGCGCCGTCTCAAGTCGTCTTGCCCTTTCGCGTCCCCGCGCGCGACGGCGGTTACGAGGTTCTGCCTTGTGTTATTGAACTCTTCAACGAGTTTAGCCGTCTGCGCGCTGATACCGGTTCCACCCGCGCCGAGCCTTCCCAGTCTTGCGATTTGCGCCTGCGCCTTTTGGGCTTGCAGTCCGCGCCACTTCTCGGCGGCAGCGGACAGGTTGGGACGCATTCCAACGTTATATTCGGAAATCTCTTTGGCGATATTCGGCGGCGCGCCGTCCTTTGTTCTCAGGTCGTTCTCAATCGTCCTACGCTGCCGTTCGTCTATAGCTTTCTGTTGAGACTGTAACTTCTCGTCGGCTGCGCGTTCCTGTTCGCGTATCTTGAGCAATTCGAACGCCTGTCTGCTGCGGGTGTCGGCCTCGTCCTTGCGTATGCCCTGCTTCTTCAGCCACAGATTGTAATCGCGCTCATACTGCGCCTCTGCCAACTTGTTCGCCTGCGCCGCTTCACGTTCAGCGCGCCTGTCGGCTAGCTCAACGCCCTGTGTGCGCCGCCCCTGGTAGCGTTCCAGTTGCCGCTGGTATTCGCGTTGCGGTTCGCGCAGTTGGTCTAAGAACTCCCCGCCGCGCCCTTGTACGCCAGCGCCGAACCCCATCAGCGCGTTAGCTATCCTCTGCCCGCGTGAAAGTGGAGCGGGAGCGGTAGGCGCAGCCCCGGCGTACTGATTGACGAAGTTCATATCCGTCGCCGCAGGCTCAGCGATACGCGGCGGGAGCGGTTCAGGGTTCTGCGCCGCAAAAGCCGCCGTCGTGTCGTCCGACAATGGCCCCAGATTCGGGACTGGCGCGTATGGGATTGGCGCTGATGGCGCAGGTTTCGGCAGTCCCGGCAGGTCGCCCCGGTTGAGAGCCAGCAATAATTCTAGAATCGAGGCCATATCATCTCCTAAATGCGCTATATGCTGTCCCGGCGCCTTGTGCAAGCGCGCCAGCCGCGCTCAACGTCTTCAAGAACTTATTAAATGGCGAGTTGGCCTGGTCGAGCGCCTCTTGCTGCTGCTGCGTTTTGAGTTGGTCTAGATAGTTTGACAGGTTGAACTCCCGTGACGACTCATTAAGCTTCAGCTTGTCCAAGTCCAGCCCCGCGCTAGCGATATCGCGCTGCGTGCCCTGTCCTGACAAGTTCGAGTAGAGACTAGCCGCCCCTTCGCCCTGTCGCTGAATCAAGTCCGTCAAGTATTGTTGCAGCCCTATCGAACGCTGCGCCGCGCCGGACGCCTGTTGCTGGTTGATTCGCCCCAACGCTTCGAGGAAGCGCGCCGACTGGTCGTCGGCAATAGAGCTTTGGTTGACTTTGTTCCCGTACAACTGCGCCACCAGTTGCCCGCGCGCGTCAGTGGCCTGCTTTTGAATGTCTCCGCGTTCAGCCGCGTTGATGGCGTCGAGTTGCGCCTGTAGTTCTGGCGGTAGTGACGCGAATTGCGCTGGCTGCGTGTAGCCTTGCTCAACTCTCTGGCGCAGCGCCTCAAGTGTGGACTGCTGCCCCTGCGAGGCGGCGTTGGGCACGATGGCGGGACGGTTCGTTGTCTCTGTGAACTGCCCGTCAGGTTTGCGAATTACGTTATGCTCGTAGCCTTCAGGGTCTTTATACGTCAGCTTCCCCGGCGTCTGGCTGACTATCTGACTCCCTGGCGGTATGCGGTCAGTCAGCGCGCCGTGCAACTGGTCAAGCAGCTGTTGCGCTTCCGGCAACTGGAAGAACTGCGTAGGACTAAGCCGATAGCCCGGCCTATCAAGCCTGTCGTATAGCGCCTCAAGCTGTCGCTCGGTCGGCGAGAGATGCTCAGTGTCTCTGCCGGTGAAAAGGTATGAACGGCCCATATTGCCTCCTTACTGTTGAGTCAGTTCAATGATGCTCATATTCTGAACCACGTCGGCAGCGGCAGCGCCAGCGGCGACGACTGAACGGACACGCATAACAACTGCATTTGAGTTTAAGTTGGCCACGCCAGCTAAGTCCGTGCTTCGAGAAAACATATTGCTGCCCGTCCCGAAGCTCCCCGCTACCGCTGCCGCGCTTATACCCATCGCGTTCTCAAGTAGAAAATGTGAGACTCGGACACTTGTCGAGGACAGCCGCGCTATTCTGACAGCCATCACCCATCCTATGTTTAGCTGTATATCAGTCACCCCTGCGCCTTCGTATGTTTGCCCGTCAAACTGCGCGTTTACAGCCTTGGTTCTAGCATTGGCGGCGAAGTTGCCGCCGTACCAGACGGTTAGATAATCGCCGTTCGTTTCCAAGCTGTTCGCGGGCAGGGTGAACGTGTGAAGCACGTCCGGCCCAACCCCGGCGCTATTCGTTACCGCAAAGTTGCGATGAATGTTGCGCGGCATTGCGCGCGTCCACGCGATAAGGTTGTCAACCTCGGCAACCACATCACGAGTCAGCGCCCCGCCGTCGTCGGTAAGCCTGCGAACGATGGTTGAGGCCATCGGATTTGTTACGCGCGCAAGACTCATTGTTTCGTCAGCATTCTTATTTCCACTTCAACGCTTGTCATTCGCTGTTGTAAGTCTCTGGCGGTTTCATTGAATCCGCCAATCTGCGCCTTCAGGGATGTGATTTCCTGGTCGTGATACTTGTTCACGATGTCCATTTTGTCGTTCATGCCCTGAAGTTGCGTTTCCACCTTTTGAAGAGACGCCCCTAGACGCCACACGGCGCTTACCATCAACACAAGGTTGCTAACAATGATTGCTATTATTTGTCCAAGATTCATCGTATATGTCATATCTTGGGGGGATTGGTTCTCTCCATGCTTCATGTCATCACAATGACGCCGCTTTCTTGAGGGGCGGGGCATATCACTTCCTACAGCATCACCATGGTTTGCGAGTTTAGCGTAGTCACTTCCAGTTGAACGCTTGTGACGGTAGCCGTCACCGATGCGGACGCGATGCCCGCGCCTGACTGCGTAGCGTTCGCGTGCATCCTGTTCCGAATCGCTATCTGACTTATCGTCGGCAATGGCGTAACGTTGAACGACACAGAACCGCTCTCAATCAAACTTGCGGAGTCAATCCCGCTAACGCTGACGCTGCGTGTCAATAACGTCGTCGGAAAAGTCGCGCCGCCGTCTACGGACAATAGCGAGATAAAACTGGCGTCCGCCGCAGCGCTCCCGCCTGACGAATTGTCGGCATCGGCCCCGCCTGATGTGATGTTCCAATTGAACTTCACCACTACTTTCGTTATTTGCCCTAGCGCAGCCGGAAACGCGCTCCACCGAATGCTCTTGTTCTGCGCCGCGCCAACCCCTGTGTCTATCACCGTCGAAGACGCATAGCTTGTATTCGTCGGCGTCGTAAGCGCGTTGTCGGAGCCTAGCGCCGGGTCTGGCGTCTGATTAGTTGTCGCTTGTAGCGTGAGAATGGCCATTAAAACACCGTCCTGAATCCTTCTAAAGTGACCATTACATTTCTTTCCGTGATGGTTCCGCTTCTTGCTGTAAGAAAACAACTAAAGATTTGATTCTCTGCGGCGGTAAAGTCCCCGATATTATTCGGGTAAACCGTGGCCACGGTGTTAAACGTGTCGTTCAATCCCATATCAGCGATAGTCCCGACGCCGAATTGGTCAACCCTGAACACGAGACTCCCGCCCGCTGTATGCGAACCCTCGCGGAACATAACCTTCACCTGGGTAATGGTGTACGTACCGCCTGCCGGAACTATGAAGCTTCCAAACTCTCTGCTGTTAAGATTCGCGGTAGCAGGGTCAACAATTGACCATCCAACAGAAAACGAGACAACCCTGTCATCAACATACTGCTTCCTCGCTAATTGATTGGCAGTGGTGGGGCTTGCCGCAGGGCCAACAGGGATACTGCCGAACGTGTAGACGCCAGCCGCGCCGGTGAGTCCGTTCGCGGTCAGGGAGCCGTCATTTGTGATGGTCGCCTTGCTTGAGCCGTTCTGCTTCCAGCGCGCCAAAAGTCCCGCGCCAACCTGGTCCTGGTCAACGGGCGGGTCTGTCCCGTCCGAAGTCTTGACGAGCAACTTACTGCCCGTAGTGCCACCGTTGAGAACGCCAGCCGCGCCGGTAAGCTGGTTAAACTCGTTGTCGAGCAAAACCAGACTGGATACTGGCTTGATGGCGTCGAAACTGGCCGTCGTTCTAGTTGGTAAAGATGCCATAAATCACACGTCCGTAACTCTCTTGTTGTTGAGCGGTATGTAATCAAGAGAGAAGTCCTGAATCGTGAAGCCCTCGCCCGCCTGAGAGTTGCTAAAGTTAAAAGTTATGTCCTGCGATTCGCGCCCGTACTGATTGCTTTTGAGTGGGCGTACAATGTCGTTCTGTCCGCTAAACGTCGTTCCCCAGAGGCCCGCGCCCCACAGTCCACCGGCCCACAGCGCGCCTGTAGCCGTCCCTGTCAGTCCGAATGAGTAAGAGTCAGTCCGTAGGATGTTCTGGTCGAAGTAATACTGAACGGTAATGCCCACGCTTGCGCTCAACAGGTTCAAGCCGACGCCCCATTCGTGCCAGTACTTGCGAAGCAGTTGCGCGCCGCCGTTGAACGACTTCGGCACGAATGCCTTGGTATATGCGCTGCCCTGGTCGCTGAACGCCGCCGTGGTGAGCCGTGGCACATAGGTGAATAGCTGATAATTACTGCCGCCTGAATTGAGCGCGCCGATGACGTAGGTTTTACCGCTTGCGCCGGGAAATGAGGTGTAAGCCGTGCCCGCAACCATTCCGTTGAACCGCGTCCAGCGCACAATCCCCTCATCAACCTTCAGGTAGTCGAGGACGTAGACGACTTTATTGCCGTTGGGCGCGACGCTGGACGGAATGCTCAGCCAATACTGCGCCCCGGTGTCCACCAGAATTGATGGGATTTCCTCAGTAGTCTTGAGAAAGTTGGTAATCTCTTTGATGTTGCGGCTGTAAAACGCGGTGCGAAAGTCTTCGGCGGTTTGAACCAGCGCCAGACTTGCTATGCCCTGTTCAGAGAGAAATATGACATCGTTCGGGACTTGCTGAATGCTGTACGCGGCGACACAACCCACGTCTTTAGTCACGACTTCACGGCGTATATTGTTGGCGTCGGTATTCGGGTCTGCGAAAGCCACCAGCCGGTGTATGCTGCGCCGCTTGAAGATATACAGCGCGTCCCGCGTTGAGAACAGCCCCATAATCTTGTCGCCGTCGTTCGTGTCTATATCAATCGTCACAGCGCCAGCCGCGCCCGTAGTCGTCCAGTCTTCGGGATTGCCGAGCGCCGAACCCTGCACGCGGCTCAGGTTGGAAGCGTGCGCTACCCACACCCGGCTATTCCAAACGGCGATGTATTTCGCGCGCGGGGGACTGCCGCCCAGGGCCGCCGCCGTGCTTGTGCTGTCCACTTTCACCGGATTCGTTCCCGACGTCGCGCCGTTGACTCCGATGGCCAAGCCCCCGAACGTTACCCACTGCCAGTAGACATTATTCGGCAGCGTCAGCGCGCCGGATAGGGTTGTCAGCCCGGTGCCGTTGGTTTCGATGATGCGTAGGGTTGTGCCTTCGGTGAGCAGGATGCCTATCTCGCCAGTGTCTATTGAGAAGTAGTGCAGGGATGTGATTCGATTGGAGAACGTGTCGGCTGATAGCTGAGTGACGCCGCGACGGGTTGAGAGATTGCCGTTATCGTCAAACTCAAAGTTTAGTAAGTCCTGCGCCTCACTGTCGTCTATTTCCGTCGGAGGGACGGACGTATTTATCCCTTTGCGCCAATCCCTGACGCGCAGAGGTTGCATTCCGATATTGTCCAGGTTGGACGATGCCGCCATAGTTCATAGAAACTAAAGGAATGGGTTCTTAAAATGCGACGGGTCAAAGATTGCTTGCGCTCTGCCACCGCCGCCCGGTAAATCATTCCATCTCTGCTGGCTCGTCGCCGCCACTTTGCGCTTCTCCCGCTTTTCCAGCTTGTCTAGCAGCTTGTCGTATATGCCCCGTTGCTCTTTCGCCCTATCTAGCATTCCGTCAAGCTCGTATAGCTCAGCTTTGACGTAGTAGCGAATCAATGGAATGAACTGCTCCAGCACCGGTATAACCGTTGAAGTTGCGACTTCGGACGGGTGAAAGTAGTACGTGCGCTCTATCGTGAGGATAGAGGTAGGAACGGGCGCAAGCCGGAATTGATAGAGCACGTTGGCGCCTGAAACCAAAATGCCATCCTCAATCCAGACTCCCGCCCGTCCTGGAGTTTCGAGCTTCGCCATATAGCGCGCCGCTTCCTGCGTTCCCCACAGCCAAAGAGGTTCCCCGGTGTCGGTGTAGCGCAGCTGTTCAATGTCGCGCCCGCCAACGGGAAGCTGATACACAGCAGTCCCGGCGACAGTCGAGAACGTGGAACGGGTGCGGAACATGTTGTAATTCGTAGTAATCGCAATATTGTCTAAAGCGTCGTTTACGCGCTTTTCAGTCCTCTGGACAAAGCCCGCGTCGTCGGTGGCTTTCTCCATGTTCTGCAATATTTCGATTGCTAACGAATTAGGCGTACTCATTACAGTCTCGGATTTTCGATAAACGTTTCAGGCAGCAGCCGCTCGTCGCGCGCCACTTTCACTTGCTCAGGTGAGCGCACATGGGATGGGCCTGTGGTCGAATGTTTCACCGCTAGATGTCGAGCCAGCGTATTCTCCGCATGCCACCGCGCCGTTTTACCGTTCCACGGCAGAATCAAATCCTCTGGGATTGAGTCGTAGCCGTTCACCCATCCGGTAGCTTCAGCGCCGTCGAAACTACATCTAGGGTCGGCCTGACACATTGACGGGGTGAGAGTCACCCATCCAATCGGCGTAACGGTAGCAAGTCGTCCCTCCTGCGGGTCTACGACTTTCGAGCGGTGAATCTGGCCACGGTCAATGTGGCTCACGGTGACTTCACGCGCGGCTTTGGCCTCCTGCCCTTGCAGATAGTCGGCCATCAGCTTTTTCATCCGCTGCTGTTCTTCTTCAAGCGACAGTTCAGTGACTTTCGCCTCAGCGTCGGCCCGCTCCTTGAGTGTCGTGTAACTGGTTTTCCCCATATTCGCTCCTAGTACATTTTCTTCCTCTTCCCGCCGCTGAGCGCGGCGCGCGAAGAAGCTATCGGGTGATTGCTGGCGATTCCGCTTTTAACGGCTGGCTTCTGCGGCGCTGCGCCTCTGGACACCGTCCGCCCCATCAGCTTGAATCCAGTCTTCAGATTGCTGGACAGATTCGGCTTGCCTATATTTTTCATTGCCATAAATATTCTCCTTGTGGATATGGGGCCAGTTGCCCGGCCCCTCTCCTGCTAGTTCTGTATCAGCACAGTAGCGAAACCGCCCGATGTGGTACTGAGGGCGATTACTTGCCGCCCGCCAACTACCGCCTCAGCCTCAGCCGGTGCGAAAGTGGCGTTGAAGCCTGTATCGTCCAAAGTGCCCGCCGTACCGGTTGTCCACAGAAGCGCGCCCGCAACGATGGTTGCAGCCGTCGCCGCCGTCGCCACGCCCGAATAGGCAATCCAGCCAAACTGGTTGGCGGCTATCGTGGTTGGCAAACTGATACCTTCCACCTTTTGGTTGGCGGCGCTGGAAGCAATGACTGTCGCGTGACGTTCTGCGAGAGTCGCCGTTACGTCCAGACGGACAGCCTGCCCTACCGTCACAGTACCGCCAAACTTGCAGTATTTGATTCGGTTGGGCGTGCCCGATGTTCCCCCGCGTGGGTCTTCACAAATCAGCCCCAGAGGAAACTGCGCCACGGTATCTACCTGTGTTGGATTTATCCCTAATCTGATATCTGCCATGTTTCCTCCTTACGCACCGGCGAAGTTAATGCGCCCCTGACGGCGACGATTGGAAAGAACCAGATTTCCGTACATCAAGCACTTGATACTGGCCGAGTCCTGATTGTCCGGTTGAATTGGGTCGGTGAAAGTGAACTCGTAGCCCTCGCCAAAAACCATCTTGGCGTAGTCGAGGTTGAGCGCCACGCAGCCGAAACCAGCGGTATTCGACACCGAACCAGCGGCAACCGACGTGTTGGGCTGCATATCTTCGTCCCAAACGTGGGGAACGCCCATATAAACCACGTTCTTGAATCCAGCCTGTCCGAGCGCCGCATCCGTGCTGTCCGGCCCGCGAACTATCTGCTGCTTCTGTTCGAGACCGTCCAGCAGCACTAGATAAGCCGGACGAACCATCACCACAAGGTGCGGACTGTCAGAACCCGCCATACACGCGACAATCATGCCGCGCAGTCCGGCGAAGAGGTTGTTGACACCGGCAGGAGAAGCGGCGTTGATGTTCGCCCCGCCCGTCGCCGTGCCCGACAAGCCAAACCCGGTAGTTGTGAAGAACTGATTGCGCCATGTGGGATTGAGCGCGCTATCCAGCGTCCCATACGTCCCGGTTTGCGGGTCGAACGGGAGCGCCGATTGATAGCCAATCAGAGCTTTTCCACCGTCGGCTGAACCGTCGGCGGGGAGCGCCTGATTGACCTTGCGCTTCATGGTGATAGCCAAGCGCTGGCCCATCGCGTCCCACAGGTCAATGATTTGGCCTGGGCCGCTGTTCTGGAATTTCTCAAAGCCTGAAATCTGTTCGACGCCCGCAAGCTGCTTGAACGCGTATTCCGCGCCTGTCGCAACTTCGGTACGGGTCATATCGAGCGGGTCATATCCGGAATACCACTTGGCGCTAGCGGCATCGTCCAGCATGATTGGCTCAAAGATTGTCTTACCCTGCCGCGTAACTATCCCGCCAAGTTGCCCAAGCATCCATAAAACTACCTGGTTACTTGTAATGTTGTCAGTGAGAACGCGGCTGAAGTCCGTGAGAGATGTCGCATCCACTTGCGCCCAAGTGGTGCGAAGCATCGTTCCTGGTACTGCCATATATAGTGTCTCCTAGACTAGATGGGACGCGCCCTGCCAGTCTGTTGGTTATGGAGCATAATTCGGCCTAGCGCGCCAACGTTCATAAGGCTGGCGGGTAATGCCGGTTCTGCTGCGCCACTGACACCATTACGCGGAGGCAGGCTATGGGCCTGCGCTGCTTTCTGCGCCGCTTCTTGCGCTGTCATGGTTCGTTGGGCTGGTTTGGCGCTTGGTGAGGGCGCCGCTTGATGAGGTGAGGTGATTTGGGATGATGCCACCCATTCGTAGGCATCAGGAATGGTGAACCGTCCGTTGGACTTCGCTACCATTTGCAGCGCCTTGTCCATAAACGGCTTGAAATTCGGGTCGTTACCGTAGTCGGCTAGGACGCTATTGTACTGCCGGGTATATTCCGCCGACTGCATCGCGTCCCGGTGCGGGTCAAGCGCCGCCTGTACCGACTGCTGCACCGTTGCCTGAATGTAGGCGTTATTGAGCCGGTGAAACTCTGCCACTTGGCGCGGCTCGTAGAAGTCGAAATCTTCCGGATTTGGCGGCTGCGGCCCCTGTGGCTGCTGTGGCTGTCCGGCTAGTTGCCCTTGCGCCATCATCTGCATCGTCTGTTTCAGTTCGGATATTTCGCGGTGGAGCGCGTCGTAGGGCTGCGCCTCCTGGACGCCATTATCGCTCCCGCGAGGGACGGTAGATTCGATAACCTGTTCCTCTGCCGGCTCTTCTGCTGCTGGTTCCTGTGGAACCCATCTTAACTGGCCATTCTCTTTCCATTCCGGCTTGTACTCAGGTTGCGCTACTTGCGCCGCCATCCGGACAGTGTGCAGCGATTTACGTTGAACGGGCGCGCTATCCCGCGATGGCCCTTCGCCTTCCGGAACCACATTCGAACCGCCAACTGGAACTGTAATCTGCATAAGTCTAATCCCTGCTGTGAAATCGGATTTTATGGGTAAAACTAAACCCTGTCAACAAATGTGTGTTTTTCTGACACACATCAACTATTCTCACGGATAAACTTCTCGCCGTCTGCGCCGCCAAGCCCCAACCCTGATGGGCCGAAAGTCTTTTCGCTCCAGCCGCGCACATCCTTTTGGAGCTTTTCCTTTTTCGCCTTCTGTGCGTTGTCGGCAATCTTGTCCCATGCTTCTCTGTCGCTTCTGTCACCGACGGGAACGTGGTTCTTTTCCTTCATAATGGCCTTAAGCTGACTACTGGATGTGACATACCCATAGTTCGGATGCACATAGCCGTCCCAGTACGTGTCGGGACGCATGACGGGCAGCGACCAGATAAGAGGTGACGGCGCGCCGCATTCTGGGCATGCGGCGCGTTCGTCAGCTGGTAGACGCGGCAATAGTTCTTCAAAGTGGTTGCCGTCTACCGGACAGTGAAATTCGTAGAGAGGCATGGCTTAAAAACGGCCCTCAAGAGACGCGCAGTGATTCGCCTGCATTCGTGCTTCTGACAGTTTGCGAATAGCAACCGTTTTACCCGGCCCTTCAGGCAGTGCCGCGTTCAACAACTGCGCGCATCCCAGAAACGCGGCGTTGATTTGGTCGTATGTTACGCGCTGCTCTTCGGTTGGCGCGTGATAGCTAAAAATGTCTTTCAATTGGTCGTCTGTCATGTTTCCTCCTAGTAGCGAAAGCCTGCGCCCGCGCCGTATTTGTGAGTGGACGAACCCGCGAAGCCCTGCGTAAATTCGTACTCAAGAAAGAATGGCCGCACAAAGAAATGTCCCAGATTCACATCCGCGCCCAATTGATAGCGGCGCACGAAATGACGCGTGGAAACGTCGGTCGGATTCCTGAACCCGAACAGCGCAGTAGCGAACGGTTCAACCGGGCCAGCTTTGTAGCTGAGCCGTGGGCCGAATGAATAGGTGTCGGTATCGCGCTGCACTACGTCGAACATTGCAGCGGAAGTAGGAAGCGGCGACATAACCGGATACGTCTCCGGGTCAAGCTGCGTCACGTCGAAAGTGCGCTGAAAGTTGAAGACGCCGCCGAGACGGAAGCCGCCCCTGCTGATAATCTTGCCGTCCACGTCAATCCAAAAGCCATTCAGATATTCGGCAACTTCGTTCGGGTCGAATTTAAACTCGCTGCCGACGTAGCCGACTGACAGCTTGATTTTGTCGTTTGATTTGTCCTGCGCGAACGTCGAAGCGGCAAACGCAACGACGAATGTGAGTGTGATGATTACTTTTCTCATTCCTTCTCCTGTTAAGTGTTAAGCGGCAAGAATGCCGATTAGCTGTTTTTCGATAGCTATAAAGCCGTTAGCCGTGCAGTCGGCGCTGTAGATAACCGGGACGCCGTTAATCACAACGCTTTTGTAGCCCCACTCAGCAAGCCGGTGGTCGGCTGGAAGTCCAGCGTCTTCCAGTTCACGATATGCGCCTTCGCTTACGACTATCAGCCCGTAGCGGCCCTGAAACGCCGGACTTGTAGTAAATCTCTCTATCACTTGCTGCGTTGTTGGCATTCTTTCTCCTTAAGCGGCTACTGCATAAAGCCGCGCATTCCCTGCATTAAATCCGGCTGTGAAAGCCCTTCACCCGGCGCGCCAACGCCCGGCGTTTGGCCGACAGGCGACGGCGCAAACGCCCCGCCTATCTCTGGCGTCATCCCTGCGCCTTCCGTCGTCGGCATAGGTGTACGCGACGAGCGGAAGAATCGGCCAATATCCTTCTCGCCAAACTTATCCAGAACCCAACCGACGAGCGCGGGCATATTGAACGTATCCGGCGCTCCGGTTTGAGCTAAGACAGGTAGTGACTGGACGGCAAGCTGGAATATTTGAAGCGCCTGCTGCTTCTCCAAGTCGGGGTCAGTCTTCGGCGCCGCGAAGTACTCAACGTCTACATCCGCGTCGTCCTGTATCTGCTCGTTGGTGTACTCCTGCCACTGCGCGCCGTCCGGTCCGACAATTTCTATCGCGTCGGCCACGGTGCGGTGTTTCTTCAGGTGATGTAAGACTTGCCGCGCGATGTCTTCCACGAACTCCTCAAAGTCTTCCACATGTTGGTCGAGCTTCAACCCGGTGAGTCTTGCGCGTGTGCCGATTTCCCCTGCCGTGGTTCGGGACGGCAAGCGCCCACCCTGCAAGAGCGCGTCGGCCCCGGTCATCTCTTCGATGGCGCGCTGAATATTGGCCTGAATGATTTGGAAGTCCTGCGGCAGATTCGGAAGTTGAATCGCCTGAATGTCCCCGACAACAAGGTCATCACCGGCTAAGTATTTCGCCACCTCTTCGGGGTTCGTCCCTTCGCTCGCTTTGAGCCGTGGCCGACTCTTGCGCGCCACGTCCTGCTCAAGCGTGGCCATTCTGTTCAACTGTATCTGCTGGTCTTCAATCCACGCGGGAAGCCCCAGGCCATAGGGTTGGTTCGGGACTTCAATGTAGTTGTCCATCGCATACGGAAACTTATCCAAGTAGTCGTATGGCCATTTCTCGCTGAGCAACGGACGCGGGCAACCGTCGGGGTAAATCATGTGGTTTTTGGTTTTCCAGTCCCAAATCTCTATCAGCGCAACTAGATTGTCCTCCGGCAGCGTGATGCCCTGCATTGCCTTCATTGCGCGCGGGTCGAGGCCCAACATCTGCCACGCGGCCATCGTTGAAACTGAGGCGTCGCCGCTCCGTATCAGTCCAAGCGTTTCCTGGTCATAGGACTTGTTCGACAGCACGTCGGTGAACGGGACGAAGAAGACTTCAGCGCACCAGCGCGCCGTGTGCAGCGAGCAGTCCTTACCTGACAGGTCGAATAGAAAATTAAGCGGGTTGACGCGCTCGATATAAGCCGCGTCTTTCTTCACGTAATCGGCGTAGTTGATTGTCTCGCCTTTGGCTTTGCTCTCGTCCACTTCGACGGTGTAGCCGCTCTTGGCAACGCAGTGGCCAATAACCAACAGGTCACGAGCGCAGGCTTTCATGGCGCGCGTCATGTTCCGTTCGCGCCATTCATAGTTGAGTAGCGCCTGCTGAATCTTCACGCCAAGATAGTCATCATCGGTTGGACGCTGAGCCTTTAGTAGAAACTTTATCTCGTCGTTTATCAGAAACGGCACGATGCTGTTGATTATGCTCCCGGTTTTGTTCACGGTCGCCGTGTCGCGCGGGTTGTCGCTGTTGGGCTGGCCTCCGCTGCTTCCCCTGTCGTTCCATTGTTCTCCTTCATACCAGAGGTAGTATCTACGCCAATCCTTTTCCCCATTGCGCCGTTCAGCGCGCGCGCGGCGCATCATCGCAATGCGAGCCAACCAAATCTCACCATCAAGTTTCGGGTCGCCTGTCTCGGTTCTATGATTGACGAGCGCGCGTCGGACGCGGGAATTGCGCGTAACCGCAGGGCCGTCAGGGAAGAGAATTGGAACTGTTACTTTCTTTTTACGTGGCATTTACATTCCTGGGACTCGTAAGCCTCTAGTTCTTGCTAGCCTGTGCGCTTCCCAGGCGAATGAACCGCGCGGTATCGTCTCGCGCGGCGGTGAAAAGCGGTGGAGATGTTTCTTCATGTGGCGAGCTATCAATGCGGCGGATACGAAGTCGTCCTTGCTGCCCGCCGCGCCGCCGAACTTGCCGTTCTTCAATTCCTGATAGCTCTTTAGCTGGTCAACTAATGACTTTTCGTGTATCGAGCGGAAGAGTATGGCGTGGTCGCGTATGTCTGCGGCCAGGTCCGATATGAGCTTGCTTTTGCTGTCGGCTGACACGTTGAAGCCGGGGGGCGCATTCTTTTTTGTCTTCCCGGTGAACATGTCGCGCGGGTAGTACAGGCGCGGATAGCGCCATACCTTTTGCAGGTAGTCGTTCACTACAGCGCCGCCCCGTTCGTTATGTTCGACGGCTAGCAGGGCGTCGTCATACAGTCGGCCCAAATAGTTCAGCATTTCCGCGAAGTCGTAGGGGCTGATGACAGCGTTAAAGCTGGCGACTTCTTCTACTTCGTCGGCTGAGATAGCCAGCACAAGCGCCGCCGATGGGTCAGCCTCGGCGGACATTCCCATTGACGTGTCAGCGCCGATAACGAAGGATGTATGCTGCTTATCGAACTCCCCTGGTAGTCGGTAGAAGTAGACTTTCCCGTAGCCGTCGGCCCGGTGAAACTTCCGGTTTGGATTTATCTGGTCGTCGTCCTGAACGAACTTGCAGCGTATCGGGGTGTACCCTTCAGCCTGAACATAGGAGCGCATCTCTTCGAGGCTTTGGTGGTCGAATAGGTTCTTTGCGCTTGTGGCGAACGCGTCCGCGACAGTGGTCGGGTATTCATGCTTGAACACCTGCAAGCTGCCGAGACACTTAACGTCAATTGCGCGCCGCCGCCAATGAAGACGCAGCCGAACTTCCTCTTCTATCCACTCTTCCCCACCTTCGCCCATTTTCTCTGGATACCAAATAGGCAGGGCTTCGCGGATATGCCGGGACTCTTCTATCTCGTCGCCGTATCGGGAATCGGGGTCGGCGGATAACTCCCCTAGCTTGTCGTAGGTTAGCTTAGCGGTCCTGTACTCATCGAACGCGCACCACGGTATGAATACTTTTCTATAGCCGTTGTTCTGGTCGGTCCACCATTTAGTTGCTTCGTTTTCCCCTTTGGCCGTGGACTCCATAATTATCATCGTCCCGGCCTCGTCCGACATCACCTGAAGCAGTCCACCCATCTGGTCGGTTACGTCAACGCCAACTTCCGGCCACAGCGCGAACTCTGACAGCAAGACGCCGTGGAAGTTATAGGAGCGGCCAAGCTGCCCCGACTGCGCCGTCATAAAGACTAGTTTGCTTTCGAGTCCGACGCTTGCGCCGCGCCTCCGTTCGTGCGTGGTGGAGCCGAAGTACACCAGGTCTCGTCGGCTAGTGTGACAGCCGGGGCGCAACATCGGGTGCAACTGGTTGTGCATTGCCCGCAAGCGGTTGTTGAAGTCGTAAGTACTGGACTCTTTGTTGGCGCATATCAAGACTTCGCGGTTCGGACGAAGGGAAGTCAACCACAGGAACAGCGCAAGCCAGAATGTCGAGACGCCCTCTTGTCGGGCCTTCAGGATGAACCAGCGCACGGGCCGACGGGCTGCAAGGTCTTCCACTAACCATTCCCACATTCGCCGCTGGATGCGGTTAAGTTTCAGCCGGACGCGCTTGCCGCCTTTGGTTTTGATGAAGACGTTTATAGCGGCCCAGACAGGGAAGTCCCATTCAGATAGTTCATGGAAGCGGCGCTGGATGTAGCCTTCGGGGTCGGCGTCATATAGCGCAAGTTCTCGTTCCACGCGCGCAGGGTCCGGCGTGGCCATTCGGATAGCGTCGGCGGTAACTAGCGCCGCGCTGTCACTGGTTGTCGGCGTCGAAGTCTCCATCCTCTTCCGCGTCTATCACTGCGCTTGCGGTTATTTGCGTCAGCCCCGCGAGCGGCCCTGGCTGCAACGGCGCGCCCTCTATTAACTGGTTGAATGTCGCCTGAACCTTGACGGATTGCGTTTTCATTCCGCCGCCAATTTTAAGTATTAGTCCGATAGCTGTAAGCGCGGCCTTGTCGTCTTCGCCCTGAAGGATTGCTGCGAGCCTGTCCATTGCCGCGCCGTGAAGGGATAGCGCGCGAGTCTTCGTAGTCTCTTGAATATCCCTTGCTACTTCCTTGCCGCAGGGAACTAGCGCCTCGCTCATTCGCCCTCCACGTCAATTTCAATCATTACCCGACGGCGCGCGCCAATGGCTTTCAGCAGCTTGTTTCCCGGTTTTCGCTTCCCGGCAATCAGTAAGTCAATAAACTGCCCGGATACGTTCAGCCGTCTACCTAACTCCGCCTTGCTCCCCACGTCGTGCGCAAGCCGCGCAAGGTGTTCTTGGAACCTATCCAACTCAAGTAAGAAAGTGCGGCGAGCGCCACTTGGGGGCAACTGCGGAGTTAAAGCGCTGGTTTCGGGTGTTGTTTCGCTCATGGCACCTTATTGCATAAACCGCACAGTGTGTCAAATAGCTACAGGATGTATCGGAATGTCTCAGGCAGGCTTGCAGGAATGAGTAGGGGTTGGTAGACTGGCAGGGAACTTAGAACTCTTTGATTTCGGACCTCTGTTAGGCAGTTGTTTAGTACTTCGGGCTAAGGTGTATTCAGCCCGTCAGTTCACTTAGGCCGGACTGACGGGCTTTTATTTTGCCTAAAAGCGAAAAGCCGCCACCGGCGCTTACCGATAACGGCCTTTCACAGCTTTTCTAAACAATTGAACGGGCGCATAGTACTGTCGCGCCTATTCGGTGTCAACTTCTTCTTGATATAACCACTCTTCGCGCAGCCCCTTCTCGTAAGCCCGCCTCCATGCCTGCGCCGCCGTGCGTCCAATGGCTACAACTCTGCTGCCTGGACTTAGTCGAACTTGATACTCGTTCACGCCTTTCGAGTAGTCCAGCCCACAAACTGCCTCCGGGTATACCTCGATAATCCAATCTTTTTCGCCTGGACTTTGCCTTCTCATGCCACCTCCGCAAGCCTAACCGCCGCCGCCGCCAAGACGGCTGGCACCGGGGATAAAAGCGCCTCTATCTTCTCCGCAATCCCTTTACACTCAGAATCAACTTCCCGTAGCTGAAGCTGTCGAATATGGTGCAGCGCCTCCAATATCCTGTCGGGCACATCCACGACATCTAGGCTGGATTCCGGCTTGCTTTCTGTGGAATCGGAGTAGTTTAAAACTGACAATCCCTTCTTGGACATCTCGGTTCTCCTTCAAAAGTTCGTGTAATGCCAGCGGGCCGAAGTAGCACGCGACTGGCCTAACTTTCCGCTGGCAATCAGCGCATTTTGTACGCCAAAGTATCTGATAGCCGTGAACTAATTTCAGCCGCTTTTTGCCCCTGTATTCTACCTCAATCTCGGCCTTTCCGTGCGGCGTTGAAAGCTCATAGCCCTTTGGATACGGTGGCCTCAATCCTGAATGCGTCCAATCAGTTAGGGTAGCTTTGCCAGTACTGGCATTTTGCTGTTTTGCCAGTACTGGCATTTTAGCTGGCGGTTGTGATTTGCCAGTACTGGCAAACGGGAGAACATTTGCCGATTTGCCAGTACTGGCAAGAGGCGGTTTGCCAGCCGCTACTTCACCATCAGGACGCCCGCCAGCGCCAGACAGATTAGCGCCCAAGTTATCCAGAACACCAGGCCGAGTGGCCGCTTTCTCATGCTGCGCCTCCTGTTCGGGTTGTCCCGCCGCCATCGCTTGTCCCTGTGCGTGCGTGGCGGCTGCTATTTTCCCACTTGGTTTGGCCAATTAACCTCTGTCTGCTGCTGCAGGTGGTCGGCTATGCCGTCAAAGTCCCGGTCAATGTCTTCCTTGTTGAGCATCTTCATTCCGACGAATCCAAGGCACAGAATTGACGCAATCATGATGAGAGCGTACATGCCGCCGTTGAGATACCAGAGCGGGAAGAACGAAGTCGCCTTAATGGCTTCGTCTCGCTTGTTGATGGTGTCCGCAAGAAGTTTTTGCGCGTTTGAGTTTGCTTTGTTGGCTGTCGCCATGCGCTCTTTCTGCGTCCGGCCTACTCCCTGCTCCTTGCTCATTTGAGTAAGCGAATCGCGCAGGCGTTTTTCTTTGTCGTCCTGCACGATGGCCGCTTCGTCCAGGCCACGCAACGCACCGGTGTGAAACACAATCACGATGGCCAGCGCGCAGGCGAGAATTAGTGACCACTTGCGGACGTTGATATGGATGCTGAAGCATTTAAGCACCGTCAGCGCCAATACGGCGAACTCGCCGGCGCAGGCGCCCGCTTTGGCGGCAAGGCGGTATGTCGGCTGAAGGCTATCAATGTGCTGCCAGAACGCGGAGAGCGACCACGCGCAGAGAAAGCCCCAAAGGCCGATGAAGATTACAGCCATCCAGCCGCGCTGCGAAAGCAGGGATTCTTTTTTGGCTTGCATTTCGTCCCCTTTTAGTCAAGGGAACCGGGTAGGCGCTGAAGGTTGCTAAACTGAACAGGCTCAGGTTATAAGCAAACCGCTCTGCACGTACCAAGTTCTATTTGGTTTAAGGTAGGCGAGAGCTTTAACCTTTCGCCTACCAGTGCAGAGCGGATAATGCCACGAATCAGGGAAGGGTGCAATTTTAATCCCCTCCCTGCGGTTTTAGGAGAGTTTGACGGGTGCAGTCTTCAGCGTGCGGCTCGTCGCTGAACTGCTCACACCAAGGACAATGACTAAAACCATCCATGCCCTCAGAGCCTATGGCGACATATTCCACCTGTTCCAGCGCGCCGCGTAGCTTTCGATTCTCTTCCAGCAGGGCATTCATATTCGCTTCTAGCGCCTTGGCAACAGCCTTCCAGCCGCCAGCGATTGCCGCTTTAGTTTCGTTCATCTCAACTTTCTCCCCATTGCCGCGCTGTAAAAGTCCAGCTTTTGCTCGGCCATAATCGGCTCAACGTAAGCCGGGTATTGCTGAAAGGGGACGTACTCTTCCAGCGGTTCAATGGCCAACATCTCAGCCCGAACCCTGTCCGTCGGCGCGTTCTCTACCTCAGCAACGAACACTACGAATGGCTCCTTCAGTTCGGGACAGTCCAATTCGTCGCAGGCTTTCAGGTGCGCGTTATAGCGTTCGAGTGTCGGCTTGTACCATTTCGTCTTTTTGAACTCCGCAATCATTTCGCTTCTCTGCTCAGCCGTCATTTCTCGCATGGTCGCTCTCCTTCTGTACCAGGATTTCTATTTCAGGTTTCAGTTTCCAACGCGCCGCTATCTCTTGCGTCAGCGTCCCAAGTTTTACCCACTTCGGCGAATCGTCCGGCGTTATCGCGTTCTTGAATAGTCCGTCGAACACGGCTTTTAAGCTTGCCCGCGCATTGTCTTCGTCAAGTAGCCGCCCACGTCGGATAGTGACAGACACGGTGACGGGCACGAAAGACATCGGCTTGCCCGCCAGAATCCAGACTGTCTGCGCCGCGTTCTTGTGCGCCATCTTCGCCCGAATCCAGTCACGCAGCTTGCGGCGCTTGTTCGGATTCTGGTCGTTTGCGTCCACCGGGATAATTAGTCTGCAAATTTCGTTCATGCCTCATACCTCCTCGTCAAAGAAATCCTCTTCCAGTAGTCGCAGCACTTCGCCCGCGCCTTTCTCGCGCATTCTCAGCAGCGCCTCTGCCCATGTGGAAGGCTTCAGTCTAGAAAACTTGCCTAGTGGCATCGGGTCAGGCCATAGCCGCCGGACTCTCACCATCGCTATATCTGGAACGCTCCTGCATCCCGGATTAGGGGAATCTCCAAGGGTGTAGAGGACGCAGGCCGCTGGCAGATTGGCCATCTTCGCTAGGTGCTGTATAACTGTGCTTGGCTTCCAGTCTTTACCTTGGTCAATGGCTGTTTCGATGAGTGCAACAGGGAATTTGGATTTATCGTCGTACTCAACGTACAAAGAAACATCCAAGTCAATCATCGCTAGCAGTTGAGCCTTCTCTAGTCCGATGTAGCGTGCGGTACTGGCCCGCCTGTGCCATAGCGAATAGGACTGGTCGCGGAATCCGTAAACTTCTTCATGTGCCATTAGCGACCCTCCACACAATGATTTCCCGCGTTAGTACCAAGCAACGCTTATTCTCTTTGGCCCACTCCACCATCTGCGCGTTGCACTGCTGCGACTCGTAGGGAACGCTGAACCGCATATCAACCGGGAGTTTGACGGCGCGGAGCATGTCGCCTACGTGGTCGGTGAATTGACGCTCCGGCGCCTTCCACTGCGTCGGCTGGATTATCAGCGCGATGTAGGCGCCGTCTTCATTCGTGAGTTTCTTGGCGAATCCGTTGATAATGTCGGCCAGCGTCTTGTTGAACTGGTCGAGTGGCATATTGGCCAGGTCTGTCGGGTCATCACTGTATTCGCCTGCGGCCTGCTTCCAGTACGGCGGGTCGAGATAGACGAGGCGGACATCTTTCCACTGCGGCGGCTTCGGTAGTCCTTCCGTCAGGTCGTGCGCCCGGATTTCCTTTTCGCGCTCAACGATTGGCTTGCGGTCGGAGACGTAGTAGCGGCGGAATCGCTTGCGGCAAAGGTCAACGGTAGAGCCGCCGCCTGCGAACGGGTCAATTACAACGTCAAATGGCCTTGTGTAGAGATACAGCAGATTGTCGAGCCAGCGTATTTCCGAGTTGCCGAAGTGGTTCGAGCCGGATGTTTTCTCTTGTTGCTTCCAGATATTGTAAATCGGGGCGTGGAAACTCTCGTCGGCGTGCTTGGCTTGAGTTTTATGAAATTCGGACATCTGTCCAAAATTCATAAATTCTTCAATCCACTTCGAAACCGTTCCTTGGTCGAGTGTAAGCTCGGCGCTTATCTCTTGCTGTGTGGCACATGCAAGCCACATATTGAACGCCTGCTTACGTGCGCCTTCTTTCTTTTCCTTCTTGGTGCGTGACAGGAATCGCTGAATCTGTTTTGCGCCGACACTTAAGATTCGTTGTAGTTCGCCCTCTTTCGCGGCTTGCTCTTTCGCTGGCGTACCAAGCCAAATCTTGATAGCCATATTTTCCTTATCATCAATCGAAAGCTGTATGCCGTGTTTAGCGTTACGCTCGATTGCTAGTTCCAAGAAGTGGACATCGCTCTTTGTCTCGGTGAGGATTGCTCGAATCGTCTCAACGCCGTTCTTCTTGTGCGCTGTCCACCGATGCCAGCCGTCTATGAGTTCGTTATGCTGGTTGACTTCGATAGGTGGAAGAACGTCCAAGTCTTCCGCGTACTTCTGCACCGTGACGGCGCTGGTTTCGATACGTGGATACAAATCGTCTCTGAAAACCACGTCTGCTGTTTTAATTGTTTTATGTCCGTTATTGCTCACGCGTCCCTCCTTCTCCTGCTTTATTCGTATCGGCCCGCCAAGCCCATCTCAGCGACCATCACGCGGGCCAATGTCTGATAGGCTGATAATTCCGCCTGTATTGCGCCTACGTTCAGCTTCGCCGCTTCGCGCAGCGCGTCGGCTGAGTGCGCGGCGTACATCTCATTGCTGCACACTCTGTCAACGTGCGCTTTCTTTTCAGGGATAGTCCCTTCGGCCTGTAGAAGCGCGACGGCTTGCGCCTTGCGGTATTTCTGGTCAGCGACGGCCCATTCAGTGGCCAGCGGTTCAAGCTGACTGCGCGCGACTCTGAGTTCTTCGACGGCGGCTAGGATGTTGTTTTCAAGTTCTTCTTTCGTCATAGTCAGTTCAGTTTTGCCGCCTCAAGCTGTTTAATCTTTCGCACTATCTGGCGCTTCATTTTGTCCAGCGGCGCCACAAGACGCGCTTTAATCGCTGCCGCGCGCGCCTTCCTGCGTTCAAGTTCGTCCAGCATTCGCGCTTCCTGCTCAGTCATAATCCGCTCGGTTTCCATAAGACCTCCGTTGTTAGCTGCGGGTTGTTGGCTGCCAGTCCCGCAGGCGGGTCATGGCTTCTTTGACTTCTTCGGGCATTGCTATTTCTTCTTCAGCCGGGGGCAGGGCAGTGCGGTTGCGCGCCTCCTGCATCATTCGGCGTTGACGGTCGAGCGACCTAAGCGCCATGTCGAATCCGCCTTCAAGCAATCGGCGGGATTCCTCGGCTAGCTGGCCCTGCGCCACGTTGAATGTCAGTGAAAGCTCAATCGTCCTATCCGCGCCGACGAATAGCACCGGCTGCTGCAGCGTCGGCATGCGCTTGGCCCAGGTAGCGCCCTGTTCACGCATTGACATTTCCGAGAGTCCAGCGCGGTAGAGTTCAACTTCGCGGTTGCTGTTCAGCGCGGCGGCGTATTGGCGAAGGAATGACTTCTGATAGCTGGCTAGCATTTCGTCGGTGCAGCCGGTCACTTGCTTCCCGCGCTCATTCGTTCCACCGGCGGAGAGGAGGCGGCAGGCTTCCAGCCAGCTACCGAATACGGCGTCCATGGCGGCGGCTGTGGCCCTGTCGGAGAACTTGACGGAGGCTGTCCCGCCATTCGCTGCGGCTTCAAGGAATGCGGCCCAGGCGTTCGCGGCCCTGTCTTCGGGGTTGCCTTCGATTAGCTCACGAAGTTCGGCTGGTTTGGGGAAGAACTTCCTGGTATCAATGGCCAGTTCTACAGCGGCCTCAACTTGCTCAATGGTGAACTCCCTCAGGGCGCGGAAGTATATTTCGCCCAATGCGTCACTAATCGGCTTGCCGTAAGTCTCACTTAGGAGCGACAGTTGTTTTGCAAATTCCACTGAGTCCCTGTCAGTCATATTTTCTCCTTCGCCATGTGGCGTTTCACGAACCCGTCAAGCGCGGCTATGGTCTGCTGCGCGGCGGGTGAGAATTGGGCGAGTGCGCCGTTGCCGGTGCGCCCGTTTACCTTCGCTATGAACATTTCGACGTGCTTCACATCTCGGCAAATTAGCTCGATGTCGTCCCATACCGTCCCCTGGTCGTTCTGGCCCATGTGGTACGGGGAAGAGGCGCACCCGTCTATCGCCTGCTTGATGTCCTCCACCGAGAACTTGTCCTTCAGGCGAGCTTTAATTTTCTTCTGTCGGTCTTGCGAGAACTTGGCCTTCGGATGGTTGAGTCTTGATTGCCAGTATTGGAAGATTTCCTGAACTTCAGGTGAGGAAGCGGTGCCGTCCGGCGTGCCGGACATGTCTTTGTTTCTCTCTGTAATATCTCTTCTCTGTATTATGTACTTATCTGTTTTATATTGGTGTTGGTTTACCACATCTGGTTCAGCCACTTCTGGTTCAACCACATCTGGCAAATCAACATCTGGTGCCACTTCTTGGTTTGCCGCATCTGGCTGGCTAGCATCTGGTTCTACCAGTTGTTGGTTTTCAGCATATGGTGTTTCATAGACTGACGTAATCCACCGAACGAACCTTCCCTTGTCCCGCTCCTCCGTCCGGCTGGCGTACCTGTGCGGGATAAAAATCTCATTGATGATGTGATAAGCCTGGGACCGGCCCACGTCTTTGAAGCGTCGGCAGATGTCGTCAACGGACGGCTCCCAACTGTCTGGTTTCGATAGTAGGTAGGCGAGTACGCCAAGTGCGCGGGCGCTAAGGTTGGTGTCCTGGGCCGTGGACCGTAGTAGCTGGAAGAACGGATTCTGCTGGTTGTGAGGTGCGCGGATAATCATTACTGCCTTTACAAGCGCTTTCTGTGGGGTTGTTGATTACATAAATAGAAATAGAAGCCCTGGGGAACGATTGCCCGATGTCCCCAGGGCATACCCCGCGCCAGCGAACGGTAAATGACGGGTGGCGCGGGCTGAGATTGCTAGTCTTTGCGCTCCGTCTTGCGACGATGTTCATCTTCGACAATCTTCTTTACGACTTTTGGAAGACTCGGATTGTCATCGTCAATTTGCTCGCGCAGCCATTTCGCGGTGGATGGCTTTAGCCCTCTAACAAAAACGGGCTTAACTTTTTTCGCGCCGACGTGGCGTTTTTTGGCGTTCTGTGCCATTCTTCCCCCCTCCTTCTGCCCTTGAATGCGATACGTTATTGCATCGCTAGCGCAGTGATATCATTGCATCAGCAATCTGTCAACACTTATCTCTGCCCGATGATAAGATTTCCTTTGCCCGATGGGATACGCTCCATGAAAAAACACATGGCCGAAGAACTAACCGAAGATTTCAGTGACGAGTTAAATGAAGAGTCTAAAGGCGGTAGGGCACAAATCCTACTGAGGGTGAGTGTCGAAGAGAAGGCGCGCTTCACCGAACTCGGCTCGACAGCCGGTTTCTTAAGCGTCAGCAAGTTTATTATCGAGGCGATGAATCGCTACGGCGACATCATCGCGGAGACAGTCCTGGACGAAGACCGCAAGTCTGCGGAGGTTCGCAAGAGTCACCGCGATGATTTACGCCGAAAACTTCAGTCGCCTGAGTCGTCGTAGGCGACGGCTCTAATAATGGCCTTCGCCTCGGCGGATTCGATGTCGTTCAGTGATTCCGCAGGGAGAAGTGTCTTTAATTCTCTTGTGAAATTGAGGAGAACATGCCGCACGCGGGCGGGGGTATGTCTGTAGGCTAGTAGTAGTGAGACAACTTCGGCAAGCGCTAAAAGATGGACTTGTGTTGATTGCGGAGTCATAACGGGTAGCTCTGTGCCTGGCGTGTTTTATTGGTTAATTGTTTTTTCTGGGGTGATATGTACATCATGGGGCATCACCTGGGGGCCTCCATCGTTAGTGTTCGTGGAGGCATATGGCGCAGCGGGTGAGGCGCGCCTATTTCCGAGCATACGCTTTGTAAAACCATTTAGCAATAATATTGTGCGGCGAAACGCCACGCGAAAGCGCTTTTCTTATCCTTCCCTTTCCCGGCCAACCCATCTGAAATGTTTTTGAGTTTTTAGCATACGGGGGAATTTTATCCCCTATATGTGCGGCGGCGCACATATAGAGAATTTTATTGTTTTTTGCATTTTTCTCTTGCAATGCGCTAGCGGTGTGCTATCATCTCGTCATTGCAGAGATGACGGAGCGATGGCAGATTGATAAACAACGGAGGCCCGAAATGCTGAAATTAGAACCCGCGAAAATGCAGAAAGCGATTCAAAGAGCGAAGTCTGAACACCTGAAAGTCAAAGTCCTTAATGTGACGGAACGCACATATAGCGTAACCGGCAGCAAGGGCGACGTTTACACGGTGCGCTTTGTTATCGCCAACGGCCACAAGCTGGGCGAGTGCAACTGCAAGGGTGGACAAGCGGGCCTCTACTGCAAGCATCTGGCCGCTGGCGCGCAGGCGAACATTCTGTGTCAGTCGTTCCGCGAGCGCGGAGCGGAAGTCGAACCGACAATCGGGCAGATGGCTATGTACACGGCTAGAAACACGGGCTGGATGGTTTAACGGAGGACGACCATGCTACTTAAATACGAAACACGGCGAACTCAATCAAATACAACGCGCTCCCTTATTACGCTTGTCGGCACAGGATTGGCTTACCGGAGCGACAGCTTGGCCACGGCGCAAAGCTGGGACAGCAAGAAGCAGGCCGTTGAGTTTGCTAAAACTCTCGGCTTTTCCGCTCGCCACGTCTGCGCGGCTTGGCTCAATCGCCTCACCTGGGGATGGATTATTCGTGGCGAGCTTGATGACGTGTACTGTCAAGACGGTCAAATGCGACTCCCGTCGTAATGGAGGAACCAATGAACAAAGCCGACGAACTCAAAGCCAAAATATCCGTGATTGACTTACAGCTAGCCGACGTAAACCGCCAGATTGAGCGGAAGGAAGAGGCCATCAAAATGCTCAAGGCGCATCAGGATAATCTCTACGCCAACCGTATGCGCCTGGAAGGCCAGCTTGAGCGCGAAGGCGGCGACAGCGCGGAGCTTCAATGGCATTGCGAGTGCGGCC